TAATCAGAAATCCCACCACCATCATTGTCGTAATCATAAGCAACCTTGTACCACTGCTCTTCGTTTGTAAACTCACCGTAGATGGTTTTCACATCTGCTAAAGTTGTCATAATTATTCTCCTAAAATTTTAGATTTTCTTTTAATTATTTTCTTTATAACTTTTCCAGAAACTTCAACAACAAAGACATACTTACTACCCATAGAATATGCACTAATTAAACGATGCGGCCCTCTAATATCTTTATATTTACGTTCTAATTCCTCAGGGTCTTTATCCATTAAATGAATAATGCTGTAATTATCAACACTATTATCAGGTTGAGATAAATCGCTAACATGTCCTAATTTTGTTGAAGTCATATACTACCTTACTAAGATGCTTTTATAGAAATTACACGCTCGTCATTATTCTGAATGGCACCAAGAGGGAAATCAACACTCAGAACATAACCGAATTTTTTTTGTGCATGTAAATTTGAAAGCATAAATCTAGGCTCTCCGACGATTATTTTCATAAATGATGGGACGAACGCGTATCCAACATCTGTCTCGAGTGAATCGTCCTCGACAATATTAAAATTCATCCTGTTTGCTCGAAATTGTGATCCAATAACTGGTGATGCGCCAATACCCATAGATTCAGAATTTGCCAATCCTCCCGCTGCCGTGTCATCTAAACAGTCCGAATAGTAGGTGGGATCCAGTAATAAATACCAAGGTTCTCCACTTGACTGCCATTTTGCTCTAGCTGCCAATGTTCTTACAGCAGAAAGTTGAGCAATATTAAAATCAGATGATGTGATCACATGGTCTGGATCTGATGTTGATGGAGAAATTAAACTCTTAACCCAATCATTTGCTTGCTCTCTAACATCTGCTAACATCGCTTCTCTAATTTGAGATTTACCTTCTGGATTACCTAATTGACTTTGCAATTCTGCTAGATCTTCAATCTCAATTGCAGACACACATCTTTTATCAACTTTTAAATCAACTTGACTTGATGTTAGAACATTTGTTGAAAACGAATCTGCATCTGTTCCAATTGTGCGAATTGTGCTAGTGGGTTTATTTATAGTAGTAATCTTATAAGTATCACCACCCTTAATTTTTGTTAACGTATAGTTTGGATCTTGTAATAACCCAACCCATAATGTATTTTCCCTCATTTCTTTTTCTATAAGAGGTGCCCAAAAATCTTGGGTTAATTCTAATGTTCCATCTACATAACCAATACTATTAACTGACATTTTAAACTCCTAATTCTTGTTTCTTTTGTTTTACGGCATTTGCCATATTTGCTCTCATTTCTTTTAGTGGAAGATCTGCGAAGCGTTTATGAATTGGAGTTGTTGTTTGTCCAGGAGCATTTCCTGGTAGGCGTCCCACATGTGAAGTATCTACTAAATCTTTGTGCTCTTCCATAAAACTATTCACAACCAAATCCACGCTTTGAGAATCTATTTCACTTGTTTCAGGATTGAATGCTACGGATTCTAGATCTATGAATGACATGTACTTTTGATTTTTCAATCGTCCAGGTAATTTGTCATACACAGCTTGTAATTTTTGGGCATCATTTAGAGTATTGTAAACACTTTTTTTCTCTTCATCTACTGCACTGAACTTCTGCTTCCATTCGTTAACTTCCGCTTCTCTTAGATCTAGGAGCTTCTTATACTCCCCCTGCTCTACAAGTTTACTCTCTTCCTGTGCCTTCCGTTCATCCTGAAAGGTTTGAACCTGTTTACTTAATTGCCCATTAATTTCTTCAGTTTTTTTATGGCGATTAAGCAACTTCTCATAGGTTTTATAATCTATGATTTTGTTTTCAACCTTCTTACCCTGCTCATTCTGAAACGTGTTATCAACACTTGAATCAGTTGCGTTATCAACGACTTTTTGACTTTCAGTTTCCATTGTAAGTATTCCTTTTACATTTCGTCAAGCATCATTATTGATGCGCTATTTAAAATTCTTCTTAATTTCTTTTTGAATTCTTTGCCTGACCAATCGTTTTACTTGATTGAATTCGTATTTACTTAGATTTAAAAACACTCTACCTAGCTTCTTTTGGCCATCAACTATTTTATTATTATTTCTTCCATCAGACCGTTGATTAGAAACACTAATTTCGATGCCATTAGTAATAGCATTACCTTCGATAGCATTTAATAACCGACCACTTAATGTTAGGTTGTGCTTTCTAGGACTAGTTGATGTATGCATTTTACCTGTAATTGCTGCCTCATCTCTAAAATCTTCATAATCATCCGTTCTTAAAACTTCTGATAAATTATATGATGGTCCATTGCTTTTCTTGACACCTTTACCAAGTCTCGTTCGAGTCTTAACTTGCTTTGCCATTATCTTTGCTATTTTTTCTAAGAACGATCTACTGAGTGCAGTTTTTTTTGCCTTACTAAACTTTCTCTTCATATTATTAAATGTATTATCTGTTTTTGCCATTTAACCCTCCTAATCTGTGAACGGTTCAGATTCTTCGCTAGCAGCTTGGGCCTTTGCAATTGCTTCTAGTAGTGTGCTTTTATTTTTAAGAGGATATTTAGCTAGTATTTTTGCTAAATCACTTTTGGATATCCCGATAAACTTACGTGCTCTAGATGGATGTCCTGTTTTACTACCATAACTTCCGGTCTCATTACCTTCTGCCTTTTTGGCATTTCTATTATCTACCCCTATGCGTAAATTGCCAGTACTCTGATTTCTAAGATTTAGTGAATTAAGCATTTCAAATGACAGTTTAAGATTAACTTTGCTCTTAGATTTACCTGCTATCTTAAAATCTTTTGACTTAATATAACTCTTAGAATACCCAGGGAAATTATCTTTATTATTTATTTTTTTGCCAGATAAAGATCGCTTAATAATATGATCTATTATATCAGTAGCGATTGCCTTACGTGCTTCAGGTTTATAACCTCTAGGTATTTTAATATCCTTATACGGTTTATATGCCATCATCCCTCCTATCCTTGAGGCACTGAATGAGATAAACCAATCCGATATCGCTTATCTCATTATTCACATATGTTATCGCCTCACCTTCTGCTGTATATGTAGCTAATATAAATTTATCAGTCTTAAACTCTCTTCTTAAGACTTCTTCTATTGAACGATAATCATCAAGCTTCATTATCTTTGCCATCTTCATCCTCTTCCGTAACTTCTATTACAGATGATCTTTCCTCTTCTATTTCCGCTATAAGCTCTTCAATCTGCGCATCTTCCATGTCATCGTTTAATTCTTTGATTGCTTTTCTCTTTGATGTAAACCCGGAATCTTTTTCTGCCTTAAGTCTAGCTATCTTATCCATACGTGATTCAAAAACTACTTCTTCTGCATACTGAATCGATACGTGAAGAGTCTTAGGATCAGAGAATAGTTGACGGTTCTCTAATCTACCTACTAGAGCTAATGTGTTATGTATCTGAGCTAATCGCTTCCAGAACTTAACTTCTACATCTCTAAAGACTTGCTCTTGCTGCTTACGGTTTTCAATCGTATCCATCTCAGAGATTATCTTAGAAACACCTGAAGCAAAGTTTTCTGCAGTCAATGATCCAAGGCCTTGAGCATTTATGTCTCTAGAGTCTAACCATAGGTCTAGCTGTCTAATAACATGATCCATTTGTGCGCCTAGATCAGGCTCTGCTTTAACGACGCCAATACTACCAGGAGATTGTGAATCTTCAGACTTAAGATTAAGAAAATGATTTGGAGAAGCCGGCATATTTTCCGCGTCCATGTCCTGAGTATAAATTAATGGGAAGCTTAAAAACATCGAGCCGTAATTAATATCAGAGAGTAGTACACCTATAAGTAATGTCATTTGTAGAGTATCTTGATCAGGCATAGGCACTAATAGGTAATCTGACATTGATTCATACTGAAATGGTATAACACCAAAAGGATTAACACCTTCATTCTCTGCCATATCTTCATGAACTAAATCACCATTATCTAAAATAGCTATAAACTCGTCTTTAGTATAAATCCAGTACTTCTTACGAGTAACGCCCATAACATCTTTAAACTCTCCCATTACCTTGATTAAAGCAGTCGGTCTTAGTGGGTCTACCTTATCATCTGAATAGACAATGAATTGATGTGATGGTATTGACCTGAATCTTAACTCTCTAACTAATTCATCTTCATATATCTCAATACCAGACCATTTATATGAGTTGTAATTCTCATTAAAATTACCCATGTGCTTATTAAGGCCCTTATTAGAATAATAATCTATAAGCTCTTGATCACTTGGATTTTCTGTAGTTCTAATAACTGGTTTCGCATATAACTTAGAGAGCTTCTTAACGATCTTATTCCAAACATTAATAGGTGCTGCTCTTTGTGAAGCTACCTTAGCACTTTCTCCACTTAATTGTTGTTGGAGAGTCCTTACTAGATGAGCTAATAGATCGCCCTCCATTATCTCGAATATATTTTTATTAAACTCTAGCTTATTCGCATTGTTTTGAACGTAGTCGATGATTTCTGAAATAAATTCTTTTGTTACCATAGTGATATCCTTATCTAAATGTTGATTTTCTTCTTGTTATTAGAGGTGATACAAAGTAAGTCACATAACCCAAGCTAACACTTACATGCGCTTTATCACCTTCTTTATCTCTACTTGATAACGTTTCCATCTCCTTAATAAGTTCCTTGCAAGATGGATCTATAATTAAATTATTTTTCTTCATATGATTATTTAATGTATTTTGACGGTCTCTAATAAATGGATTACGAACACCTCTAGGGATGTCTAGACCATACGACCTCATAATCTCATGGTCTGTTCTACCACTAGCAGATGTCTTTCTTGCTTTGCCAGTGCTATCAGGAATTAAAGACACTCTATATTTAGGTAGTAAGTCTTTGCATATAACTGAAGCTGCACTATCTGTATTAGCTCCATAATGATCTAGAATATTTTCTTTAGTTACATAGAAAGTACCGTCTCTATATTGGACATAACATCCGGCCATGTTATCGATGTTAAAATCTTGACCTGCGAATACAGGAAATGCTTCATCTAGCTTACATGGTTGTACATGAATATCTCTATTAAATGCCCAATAGACAGCTCCTGCTTGTAGGTTGGTAAACTGACCGAATAGCTCTTGTTTAGCTAAGGGATTATCCTTGCCCCCATAATCTTCAAGGAGAGATAGATAGTAACCATCGGGTAGAAAAATATTATCGCAAGTGCGACCACGGAATAGAGAAACTGCTTTAGTTTTTCTCGCTCCGTCTTTGTTTTCAAATTCATCATATAACCAATTAAAAGAGTTTGGAGATGAGGTATGGCGCTCATATAGAGGGCCTCTTTTATCTCTTAATCTTCCTCTACATATTTGTATAGCTTCTATCTTAGAAAATCCTGATTCATCTGACCACCACCAACCGACTTCTATACCTCTAATTGTATCTGGTCTTTCTAATGAGTATAAGAATATTTTAACATTGTAGACTTGGATATGTTTGTTAGGGCCACCCATAACTTTCGTATAAGGAATGCCTAAATCTTCTAGTTCACCTATAAAAACAACTACTGTTGCATTCATTAACTGAGTGTATGTGTTAGCTGTTATAAGGCCGTTAGAGTTAGGATGCTTGGCAATCATGTTCAATACGAAGTGGGAACCTGAGAAGGATTTGCCTGTACCAATTCCGGCTAAAAATAATGCCTTCTTAGCCGTAGATAATATAAACTCTTTCTGAAATGAAAGTAATTGCACTTTTTTCATTTATAGGTATACCCATGGACTATAGAATAAATTGTTTTGCGATCAACACTATAATCTTTAGATATTAATGCCAGTGACTCACCTGATATAAATCTGTTCTTTATTTCTGGAACATCTAGTATATTTATCTTTCTCTTGGCCCTATTTCTCGCTATTAGTAATCTTTTTGAATTGTCCTGTAGACCTGTTTCAAAACTATGTTTTAAATTCTCTTTCTGTGTTGCCCACTCAAGATTAGAAATATGATTATTTATTTTATTCCCATCAATATGATTAACAGTAGCTTTATTTTCAGGATTATTTATAAATGCCTTAGCTATTTCTCTATGGATTTTTATAGTTTTCCCTTTACCGTCAACGCTTAAGACTGTCCTTAAGTATCCTGCATGATCAAGTGCTGGGTTTAGGATTTTATGGTTTACTGTATATTTACGACCATTACTTCTTATTACAATTCTTCTATATGATCGTATTTTACCACAATCACTTACTTGGTATAGTCCCTCAAACCCGACAACATCACACCATCTAATCATCTTTTTTCTCAACTTCTGAATATGATATATTTATTGAACCTTGATTTTCGACTTCTTGCTTATCTCTCCAACCGATTAAATTCTTAGCTGCAAAGATTGCAAAAGACTTATCATAACGTCCCATAAGACCATTAGTAATGAGCATATGAGCTTGAATGTTCTTTGCCTTTTTTAAGGCGACCGAGAAATCAGGGTACTTATTGGCCCATTCACCTACTCTTTGTCTCCATACTCCAATCGATCTAGCAAAACCTGCTATAGTTGGAAGTTCATTACCAACTGTTTTCCTTAGAGTGACCGTACCTAATTGAGTGTGGACCACTTCTTCTTCAATTATTTGAGTCATTTCAACATCAAAATATTCTATAATTTCTTCGCAATATTTCTCTTTATATAAAGTAGGTCGACCCTTAGGTCGTTTAGACTTCTTTTCTGCCATACACACCCTTGCTATCAGCTACAGATAAGACGCGTTATCAACGACATCTATTCATAGAGTGACAGAAAAGGCGTAAAGTGTCACTCGATAAGTCAAGAAGTCTATATTTTATTTTGAAATTTAGAGTTAGGGTTAGGGTTATTTAATAGAGCTATTTTCTTCCTCATTAAATACCCTTTAATCATCTTTCAAGATAAGGGTCATTACAATAGGTTATATAATTAGATGGCGGGCGCACAAAGAATCGAACTTCAGTTTATAGTTTTGGAAACTATCGTAATACCACTATACTATGCACCCATAATTGGCGGAAGTAGAAGGATTCGAACCTTCGGTACCTTTCGGTACATCCCCATAGCAAGAGGACGGTTTAAACCGCTCACCCATACTTCCGATAGCTCATTATAATAGCAAACACGCAACAATCTCAAAAGAAACACAAGTAACACTTTTGCCCAATGTTCGTCACTATTACCTATTTACATTTGTATACAAATAGTGTATACTTTAAGTATATCAATGAGAACAATATGAAAGAAATTACACCAGCAGAACAAGGGGAAATGGCAGCAAAAAGAATTATATTTTTAGCTAAACTTTGTGATGAATTTAAATCATTTGTTACTGATAGTTGGGAGCACAGTGAAGATTTTGAAGATCATTTAGAATTTCTATCAACAGCAATGGAAGCATTTATAGATCATAAGGAAGGTGATGAATAACTATTAAAAGAATTAAAATAGGAGACAATCATGGCAAAAAAGAAGAAAGAAA